TTAACTAATGATTCTATCAATCTGTGGTAATCTGTCAAATAAATCATCTGGTAAAGTAAAAGTTTCTAAAATACTTTTACCAGCAATTTTTGAATTGCTATAAGGCGAGAATACAAGTTGTAGGTCATATATGAGGCTGGATATTAGGTAATTGTCATTTAGTAATTCTATCAATATTAGAATTACGGAGTAAATATCATTTTTTCCTCGTCCAGATTTATATTCATTTTCGCCGACCATCCCGTTGAATAGGATAAGCGTTTGCCTTTTAGGAAGGGATGAAGACATAGTTGTGTTAAATGTTCTATTACCGTGAGCATATGTATTTCTGTATTCTTTCAACAGATCGAAGGCTTTTCGCAGAAATTCTTTTTTGTCCTCAATAGTAATTGAAGGGTTCTGGACAAATTCTTCTGTAACATATGTTTTGTCATCGTCGAGTAAAATGCTGTACCACTGTATCATATCGCCAAATGGAATGTTTGTTGTGATAATCCATGGGGGGAGATGATTTTTGGTTTTCATATAATGTTTAATAGTAGCTGTAGGATGCTTTGTTATATCTTCCTTTAGCCTCCGAGTGACGGCTTTCCTTCGCCCAGTACTTCTGGAATAATGTGTCTCGTTCAAATAGTCGTCAATATCCAAATTGTTCAAATCCGTTTCATCAGTAAAAACACCATAATTTTGTGCAACAATATAGGATATTTTTGATTTTAGTGATTTTTCAATGTAAAGTATGTATTTCAGGATAACGCTGCTTAAATTTACATCAATTAACTGTACAGCATATAAGTCTGTAAATTTAACAGGTATTGTAAATTTATCTCCAGATATGTCAGTTGGAAACATGTTTTTATATCCATTTACTATTCCGTAATAGGATTGATTTGATAATGTTCTTAAAGCAAGTTCGCGATTATCAATAATAATATTCTTACTTTCCAGATTAATCAGTAGTTGATAATAAGTCTGAAAAGGCTTGTCGTATATCTCAGATTTATTCACAGATAGAAAAAACCCCCTTATCAATGAATGATAAGAGGGTTTTTTCTAGTCATTTTGAACAACGACCAATTCTTTTTACATCTTATCATTCGAATTGTTGTTTGTCAACTTGATTTACTGAATTTTTTTGACTGGATCTCCAATCTGAATTTTCTTATTTTTTACAGTAATGGGTTTAATAATTGATGAGTCTACGTTTAACGGAATGAGTTCCTCACGGTTTTCTAAAATAGGCGATATGGCTGCTACAATAGGTTTGGACATATATTCTTTTTTCTGAGCAACACAGTATCTATCTGCAACGTCAATGATTTCAAGTTTATCTTTGATAAATTCATAATTGTCAATTACAGTTCCATCAATATCTTTGATTTGGTCACAAACTTCATATACGGCAATTGTGTCGCCGACATGAACAAAGCCATAATATGAAAAAAGCAGTGTGGTGTTATTAATAACTTGTAATACTTGTCCAATGCAACTTTTTCCATTTTTTTCTCTTAATTCTTTAATATTCATAAAAACCTCCTGTATATATAATTATATTATCAGAGTAACTTATTTATACTAGTATATAACATTACAAGTTCTTAAATTTTCTAGAGTTATATCAATTCCATAACCCCAATATTGGGCTGGAAAAATATAACATAATTATCAACCTGTGTGCATACACCGTATTTATTTGTGTAGTATGTTAGGCTGTCATTTAAAAACTCTTCGGTAACTCCAAGATATTCTGCCGTTTCAAACAGGTTTTGACAGTTGTGTAAATATGCATCGATGATACCACGCAGACCGACCTGGTTGTTGTATGCCCAGATTCTACCGCGTAATTCCTGCTTGCGGTTTTCGGCACTTGACTGGTCAATGATATCGCCGACAGCAGTATAGTGGTGTCCAAGCTCCTCGGCAAGAACGCATGCTTTTTCTGTATCGGTTTTCATATCATTATTAATAGCTATATGGTTATTTAAATATAATCCTTTTATTTGAGTTCCTGAGAAATAAGAAGTTTCTGAAACTTCGATCTTTTCCTTTTCGGCATCATCTAAAAGTAATTCGTATTTTGTCATAGACAACACCTCCGTGTATAAATGCCTATTTTCTGGTTGACTTAATAAATGCCGCGTATTCTTTGATTTTATTAAGTTCTTCTTCGGTATATTCGTCACCATCAAAGTGGGCGGCGATGGTAGTTGGTTTAATGATTTTAGTGGTTTTTAAAGTTCTTCCTAATAAATAATCTATATCCACATTAAAATAATCGGCAATCGCTTCTAATGTTTCGTAATCAGGTTCACGAGAACCATTTTCATACATACCAATTGTACTTCTTGATACTTTTAAGGCTTTGGCTAAATCTTCTTGTGTTAGATTATTAGATTTACGCAAGGATTTTAAAACAGATTGAAAATTTCCCATTTACACCCCTCCATTTCTTTATCTAAAGAATATCACGTTATGTGAAAAAAGTAAATAAAAATGTCACACAAAGTGTTGACACGATTCGTGACAAGTGGTATTATATATTTGTAACAAAGAAACAGAGACACAGGAAAGGAGGAAATGCCGATGGGAAAGAAAAAGAAAAACGGTAATGAGAAACGCCTAGCCAGCATCCTTCTCATTACCGCAATTATCCAACTCATACAAGCAGTTGTTGAATTAATCAGCAAATTACTTGAATGAGGTACAGGGGAGAGGAATCTCCCTTGTAAGGAAAAGATACACTTTTTCTTTTGCATTGTCAATATAAGGGAGGGAAAAATCATGTTGTGGATTATATTCAAAATGGTGATTTTCCTTGTAATTATCATTTATTTGATAAAAAATTGGAAAAAATTTAAGTAGTATTGAAGCTGTCCTATCGGCTATACGGGGGGGAAGGAGTTGATAACAGTTGGAAAAGGTTGCAGAGAGATTGCAGAGGCTTCGTGGAGAGAGAAGTAGAGAAGAGGTTGCGAAAGCAGTCGGAGTAAGTATATCGGCAATCGCTATGTATGAAAATGGTGAAAGAATTCCGAGAGATGGTATTAAATTAAAAATTGCGGAATATTATCAAAAAAGTGTACAGGAAATTTTTTTTGATTAAAAATGTCACATTTAGTGACTTTATAAATAGAAGGGAGATGATTGAATGAATAAAAGACCTGATGGAACAAAGAGTGCAAGAGTTATTCAGGTAATTGAGACGAAAGCCAAAAGGGGACTTGGAACAGAAAAAGACCCAGTACGTGAGGTAACACAATACTGGGACTTAGATGGAACTTTTTTAGCTGAACTTGATACAGAGTTGCTGCTTACTCAGATTAACGAAGAATTGAATGCAATCAAAGATTCAATTAGTGATTCTTAGATGAATTCAGTAAAGTTTCTGCCTGACACACAGATAACTCACAATCGATGTAAGTAACAATTGAAGTAATAAAGGCTTTTAATTGGTCAATACCGTAATTTTCATGTTTACGGACATAATGTGTCTCATCATTTCCAATCCAAGCTGAAGCAATTGCAAGTGTTTTAATTCTTTCATTTTCGATGTAATCGTTGATGCATGGAGAAAGCATTTTTTGTTTTATGGAATCAACTTTATCAGGATGGAGGGAAATCGCATAATCTTTCACAAGAAATTCAAGAGATTTTCGGTATCCCAAACCGCATATTTCGGCAAGTCCCTGTTGCTCAGCCGTTTCTGACTGGTGGTAGATATTTACAAAATCTGGAGATAAAGAACATATTCTATCAGAAAATAACAGATGTTCATTGCCGTATGGTGTCAGAGAAGTTAGTTCGCCTTGTGATTGATATGATTTTCCGAGAATACTAACAGAATAATGAGCCATAAAGCATTCATTACATTTAGGGCAGAAATAGAGAGAATGCAATTGACCAAAACCAGAATTATAGGTTCCACCCGTTTTTATATAATATGATGCAAGATGTACAGGCAGCAAAGCTGTGTGACAACAAGGACATTGGTTTGGGATAGTTAAATTGAAGGATTCGGCAATGGATGAATCTTCGAGATTTAGTGCTTTAATTGTTTGTTTCAATGTAACGCATCCTTTCATTTGTATTTCAGCATGGCGGTGCTGATAAGACAATTATAGAGTGAGTTAGAAAAAAAGACAAGGAGGGAGATGAGTAAATGGGATATGGAATTGCTCCAAATTTTTCTCATTTCACAGGAAAGACCAGGAGCAAGAGAAAACATTTGAGGACTTACAAACCAAAGAAAACACATAAAAACAAGTATTTTAAGTTTTCGAGATGTGGAATTAAAAAACGGAAGGGAGATGATTGAGTGCATCAGGAGAAAAAAACGCTTTCTCCACACAAAATAAATATCTTTGGGAGAAAGCGGTACTCTACACAGACGGAAGCGGATGATTACATAGATTACAACTTAGATGATCTTTGGAATTCAATCGGAAAATTGTGGATAGTTACTGCGTTGATAGGAATCATTGCATGTTATTCAAAAAAAGAAAGGAGAGTGAGAAGATGTATCTTACTGATGAAGGTTTATCAGAAATTGAGAAAGTGGCAGATAAGCAAAAAAATGTAGCATTGCTGTTTCTGATAGACATTTATCGAATGCTGAAAACGCTATTGAAAGAACAAAACAATGCTAGTAATGGCAGCAATAGCGGAACCGATAGCTCCAATGATAGTAAAAATCAGGATTGAAATATTGTATTTTTTCTGAAGTTTATTTGATTCCTCAAGATACATGATAATTTTGGTTGAATCATCTAAACAGGCATACTTAATGTCATCGATTTCTTCTTTGGTAAGTTTCATTAATGAACACTCCTTTTTATATTAACTCGAACGTGGCAACGTCCTGTAAGGAGATCATACCATAAATGGAGAGGTAAAGAAACTAAAAGCAAAGAGTAACAAAGACAACCCATACAGCATTAACTAAAGAAGAGGAGGTACATATATGGAATATCGTAGAGTGATCCAGGAGTTCCCAAATGGTACGAACATCAATCTGATTCCGATTCTGACACCGGAAGAGGAAAAAGCAAGACATCAGCGTTTGAATGATGCAGCTATGGATTTGTTACTTGCACAGGAGAGAGCTCATAAGAAAAAACAGATGAAAAATGCCACATGAGTGGCAGCTTTTAGGACAAGCAGGAAGGAGGGGAAACCAATGCCGAAGAAAGCATTTTGGAGTCATGTAGCAGTCATAATGATCATTTACATAGTTACATTTAATTTACACCCGGCAGCAGTCGTTGGACAGCCTGTTTCGGGTGTATTTCAAAAAATAGAACCAGTTGCACCGGTGCAACAGCCGGAGATCACACCAAGGCAGGAATATGAAACATATCCCACAGACACCACGGAGGAGGAATATTGGGACAGCCTGGAGCTCCTTGCAATCTGCGTGGAAGCGGAGGCAGGAAATCAGAGTTTGGAAGGAAAACGCCTGGTTGCAGATGTGATTTTGAACAGAGCAGAAGATCATTCCGGAGAGTGGCCGGACACGATCGCCGGCGTAATATCCCAAAAGAATCAATTCACATCATATTGGGATGGAGGGATGGCAGGTATCTGGGAACCGTCAGAGGAGAAATACCAGGCGGTGAGGATGGAAGTAGAACAGAGAGGATATCCGGGAATTTATTATTTCCGGGAAGGTCAGTGGTCTGATTATGGGACACCATGGAGAAAGACCGGAGCACATTATTTTTCGAAGAAATGAGGAGAGAAAGATGATCACATTAGATTTAACAAAAGAAGAGGCTTTTATGCTTCGCGATTTAGCAACCGGAGCAGACTGCGGGTATGAATGGATGCAGGAGATTGCAGACACTCTGGAAGAAAAACTTGAGGAAGCGATAAAAAAACCGCAGATGAAGCGTTCGGAGTTCAACCGGCAGATTTCCGACACAAAAACCCGATGGGAAAATAAAGGACTCGCAACTTCTATGATGCTGGCGAAAGAGGCGGAGCTGAAATTTTATTATGACATTGTGGAGGACGACAATGAAAACACCGGAAGAACTGGAAGACTGGGCGGCAAATTGTGCACAAAGTTTTGAGGCGGCATTTGTTGCAGGAAAATACGGACAGGCTGCCATGGCGGCAGAACAGATATATACAGTCCTAAACTTTATTGAGATGAAACAGGAAGCAGAGTTGATCATGGAGCGGATCGGCTGGGGCAGGATTGAGAAAGCATTTTCGGAGGCAAGGGTAAATGTTGAACGAGGATCGGATAAGAAAAAAGCTGTATGACCAGGCGGGAATATTTAAAGACCATATGATGAGAAAAGAGTACCTTCAGGCAGTTTTATGTGCAGATCAGGCATCCATGGTTGTGATGTGCCTGGATATGGGAGAAGAAGTCAGAGCGGAGCTTTTTGGAGTACGTGATAAGAATAATCCGGTAATTGGCTTAATAGATGAAGCACAGTATATAAAAGCTCTTGACTGGTGCATTTTCCACGGGTTTTCACATACAGTACATACGTTCGAAAATGTAATAAAGAAAGAGCATTGAAATGCTAGGTTTCAATGCTCAGATAGGTGCAATACACACCATACTTATGACAGGTATAGTGTATCATGCGCCTGCTGAAAAAGCAAGAGAAAAAGGGGATAAGCTGCCGGCTTATTTAACAATCTCAATATATTAAACTTAGCAGATACGGAGCAGGGACATGGCACACAGACATGATGTTTATGAGTATGGAATATATAGAGAACACGAAATTAAGTATGTAGGAAAATTTGGAGCAAAGGGAGAGAAGAGAGCCAAGAAGAAAAAGGCTACACCCGAGCAGGTAAAAAAACAAAATCAATACAACAGGGAAAAGAAAATATTACGGAAGATCCGATGCAACTTTGAACCAGGTGATCTGTGGCTGACAATGAAATTTCCAAGGGGAACAAGAATTCCGGTGGAAGAGATAAAGAAAGTCCGCAAAGCCTTTTTCGATACTGTGAGAAATAAATATAAAAAGAGAGGACAGGTATTGAAGTTTGTATACAGGATAGAAGTAGGGGAAAGAGGAGGAATCCATTTCCATGTACTGATGAACAGGCTGGATGGAACACCGGGAACAGCGGAGATTGTATCTGAGGTATGGAACAGGCTGACAGATGGACGGGTGAATTATGAGCCGGTGTATGAAGGCGATTATTTTAAAAGTTTGGCAAATTACATCGTAAAAGAACCTACAGAAGAAATTACAGGTCAGATGACATTGTTCGGAGAGGAAGAAGAAACAAAAATTTTTGTCAAATATGACTGTTCAAGAAATTTAAAGATGCCGGAAAAAGAAACACATAAATATAAGCGTCGGACGGTAAGAAAGCTGATCGAGAATGGACCAGAGCCGCAACCGGGTTATTACATAGACCGGGACAGCATCCGGCACGGAGTAAACCCGTACACTGGCATGTCGTACTACTACTATACAGAGATCCGGTTAGAACGGGATGCCGGAGAGATAAGAAGGGAGCGTGAGGACTTATGCGGGCAGTCAGTATATACACCACTACGTCCATAAAGGGCAGATGGGAACGTGACGGATATATCGGTTATACGCTGGAATATTACCCGCCGGGCAAGAATCTGCCGGAGGTCAGAAAACATATTGAGGCGGTCGAACATATGAATGCTAACCGGGCAGAGATGGAGGCTCTGATACGGGCATTTTCCCGTATGAGAGAGAAATGCGAGTTATCCATTTATACGGACTCAGAATATCTGTACAACGGATTTGCCGGGCGGGAAGATGTGACACGCTGGATTAAGAGCGGATGGATCACGACCAGAGGACAGCCGGTCAAAAATAAAGACAAGTGGCTGGAGCTGATCAAAGGAAAGCAGGGGCATTTATGCAGCTTTTATCTGAAACAGCCAAATGCTTACACGAAGGAACTGATAGAGGAAATGGAGCGAAGGGAGAAATAAGGAATGTTTGAGAGATTCGGAGAATTTGACAGCGCAGAAGAAATAAACCTCACAGCAGAGGGATTGAAAACAGAAGGAGATATGGAAAGTCTCCTGGTACTGGCAGAGGAAAATGGAATTGATAAAGAGGATGCCAAAGATTATATGGACGGTTGTACAGAAGATTTGGCAACACCACTCATGGCCGCGTTCGGGAAATTAAAAGTAGAGAGTGAGGATTTGAAGTTAAATGGCGTATTGACAGATTGGAAGGATAACATCATTGACATGTGCACAGAGGACAAAAACATGCAGCGCGCTGTACGTAAAAAAGGAAAAAATCTACGGGATTGTCTTGCGATAATGCTGAGATTTGCTTTTGAAAATAAGGTACAGGTAAGTGAAAAAGTAGTGAAAGCTACAAAGGTGACGCACAACGGAAAAGAAGAACCGATGAAAGGACCGGTGTATTTAGGGTTTCCGAACAAAACAGATGTAAAGAAAATGGTGAGAGCCTACTACCTGGAGGAAAAACGATGATAGCGTTTAAGGGATTTAACAAAGACCTTATATGCACAATGGGAAAAGGAAGCTTCCAGTACGAGGTAGGGAAGACATACAAGGAAGATTCTGCAAAGTGTACAAGTACGGGATTCCATTGCGTAGAAGAGCCTATAGAGGTATTGAGTTGGTATGCAAATGATTCATCAAGATACTGCATCGTCAAGGCGGGCGGAGACATTAATGAGGACGGAGACAATAAAATTTCATGCACGGAAATAAAGCTATTGAAAGAAATTACATTGCAGCAGTTGGGAGCTCTGGAGTGCAAGTGGATACAGGAACATCCAGAGAGAAAATACAGCAGGCACGTCAAGAAGGATAGTGCAAGAGCAACGGGGACAGGAATCGTGATTGTCAGAGGGAAGAATCCAAAGGCGGCAGGAGGCAAAGGTTCAACGATATTCTTGCTTCGAGAAGCTAAGGAGACAAAAAAGATTGAAGAGATAGGAGTTTATCAGATAGACGGCGTAGAGTATATGCCTGATACATATTACGATGCGGACGGGAGAAAGTGCAGATGCGAAAAGAAGAGTTAAGACGATTACGAGCGTTACCGGCAACAAAAGAAATGATGTGCAAAGGCAAACAATTCAAAGAAATTGAAGAGGCAACATGGTGGAACCACAAAAAAAGAAAAGTAATAGTGCCAGAATACGATGTACTTTTTAGAGTTCAGAACTTGTCGAGATATATAAAAGTGGCGGTATTCCTTCCGGAAGACATGAGAAAAGATATAAAGAATCCAAGATACGAAATATTCTTGAACGTAGAAGGAGAGGAATATATAACACGGGAACTGGATCGGGACGGAAAAGAAGTGAGGTGGTTAAGTTCAATGTTAGAAAACTTGCCGGAGGTTCCGAAATTTGGATGTTGGAGCAATACAAAGTATTTCATCGGGAATGACGGAATGAGAACCTTAAACAATTTGAAATTGGAACACGATAGTGAAAAGCCAAGCAGAGGAGGATACCGCCTGCAGAAATGGCAGCAGGAGCAAAAAAATAAAGAGACTAAAAGAAAAGAGGATAAAGAACAAAAACCATGGGATGAGGATATGGCACTTGTGCCGAAGATCATGCCGAGCTTTAAAGAATGGATGCGCAAGGATGCTACCAAAGAATATTACATGATATACGAATACGACTCAAAGGGAGTAAAGACTGGGTATTGCTCCAGGTGCAGGAGAGTAGTTCCTGTATCAGGGGCAAAACACAACAAAGAAACAAAGTGCCTGGCGTGTGGAGCTGAATCTATATTTAAGGCATCAGGAAGAATACAGACATTGAACACAGGAACATATTACGGAGAAGTTATCCAAAAATTTAAGGGAGGAGTTGTTGTAAGAAGATTTACACAGAGACAATGGTACAGAGGCAGAAACTACAGAGATCCTGAAATATATACAGGAGAATGTGAAAGAATCATGATATTTGACAATGGAGTAATCAGGAGATATGAGTGGGGGACGTACAAGAATAAATACAATAGATGGATATTAGACAAAAATTACGTACCAAGAAGAAAAACGTATTACTGGCGGGAGAGAACAAAACTGTACAAGAGAAATCTTTCAGGCTTGAAAAGACATTCGCTCCTAAAGAGAAGTGCGGTTGATTTGTGGCCGGAACTTCCGGTATCGACAACGGACTACATTGCAATAGAACAAGGAAATCCGGCAATTGAAATGTTGGCACGGATTGGGATGTTCAGACTTGCAGAAGGTATCATGGAAGAGCATTATGACAGCACCTTGTTAGACCAGGATGAAACAGAGATATCAAAAATGTTAAAGATTGATCGAAGCAGGCTAAAAAGACTTGCCCTTATGGATGCAAATGTAGCAATGCTCAGATGGATGCAGAAGGAAAAGATAGCTGATACGATTTGGTCAGATGAGATGATAAAAGACTTTGGAGAAGCTGGTATACTTCCCTCGAGTTTTAAGTTTTTGGAAATCAAACTGAGTTATGTTAAATGCTACAACTACTTGATGAAGCAGGCTAAACTCATGGACGAAACGTTGAATCAAGCTCTTACAACTTGGAGAGATTACCTGGGCATGGCAAAACGGCTGAAAATGAATGTCAAAAATGAGCAGATCGCAAAGCCTAAGGATGTCAAGAGAGCACATGATGAGGCTGTACTCAATAGTCAGATGGAGAATTTAGAGGAAGAAGCAAAAGCGATTGAAAAGGAGTGGCCAAAGGTAAATGAACAGCTGCCAAAACTTAAGAAGTATGAGTTTACTTTGGGGGAATACACAATAGTAGCGCCGGAAAACGTTTTGGATATTGTCATAGAAGGAACAATACTGAGTCATTGTATACACACTTGTGACTATTACTTTGACAGAATACAAAGGGATGAGACCTATCCATTCTTTCTAAGGAGAAGCAGTCAGCCGGATGTTCCATGGTATACATTAGAGGTGGAGCCATCTGGAAATATAAGACAGAAAAGAACGACAGGAGATAATCAAAATGCTGACTTCAAAAAGGCAATAAAATTTTTGAAAAAGTGGCAGCAGTATTTCAGAAAACAGCTGACAGAAGAGGAAAAACAACTCGGGGAGAAAGCAAATCAATTAAGGATTGAAAACTACGCAAACCTCAGAGAAAAAGGAAACAGGATATGGCATGGAAAGTTGGCAGGACAGCTCCTTGCGGATGTACTGGAACAAGATTTCATGGAAGCAGAAATACAGGAGGATAGGGATGGAACAGACAATTGAATATAAAAAAACATACCGGGAATACAAAGCAGAGTTAGACGGAGAACTGCAAAGAACAGCGGAAGGATTTGTAAGGATCAGTTATCTGCTAAAGGTGGCGAGAGATACAAATATTCTAAAAGAAAGCGGATACGTCAATGTAGTGGAATTTGCCAAGGCGGAATACGGTATTGATAAAACACAGGTGAGCAGGTTTATACATATCAATGATAAGTTCGCGGAAAATGGTTATTCAGACCATCTTCTGCCAGAATATCAGGGATATGGATACGCAAAGCTAACGCTTATGATGCAGTTGCCGGACGCAATCAATGAGGGACTGACTACAAATTATTCCAAGGCAGAGATACAGGCGATTAAAGACGAGCTAGACGAGGAAAACAGGGTATCAGATATTGAGAGGATGTTAGAGCCGACAGAACCGGGGATGTCGGAGAAACAAAATACTATTGAAAAAGTTGTTTTGCAACTTGGAGAGGATGAACCGGAACTATTCGTGGAAATGGCAAAACGGTTTGCAGATGAATGCTGGAGTGCCGAGGATGTAAAAGAAGTACTGGCACCGCAGGGAGAAAAAACATATTCCGTTAGAATCCCAGGAACAGGAAGAATGATACTTATGCTTAATGATGAGTCGGAATGTCGCATTGTTAATAGTCGAAACGGGGAAAAGGAACTGGTAGGATGGGGAGATATCGGCACAGCATGGTTACAGCTGATGCAGCTGGATAAGGAACCGGAAGCGAGATGGACGGAGCTTTACTGTAGGCCATATCCAAAAAAAACGGAAGTTGCACCGGTGCAACCAAAGAAAGAGAGCAAGGTAACGAAAGCCAAACCGGAAAAGAGACCGAAACCAGAGTCAAAGAAAGAGGTAAGTAAAGAAAATCCACCGGTGCAGCAGGAACCGGAGAATATGACGTTGCATGAGATACAGAGAGACATACCGGCACCAAACCCGATTCTGGAAGAAAAACCGGGCGAAGAACACAGCAAGCCGGATGAAAAATCAGAGGAGCAGCAGCTACCGGGACAGGACAGCATTGAAAACCATCCGGAATACATGCCGGATGAACCGGAAAAAGAGGAAAAAGAACCGGAAATCACAGAAAATGAGCAAAAAAGTACAGGAGACATAACAGAAAATGCAGAAAACAGTATGACTGATAACAAAAATATAAACAGAGGATATAAATCGGCGATCGCAAATAATCTGAACAATCTGCAGAACCTCTGGAACTCCGGAGATCCACACAGGATAGAAAAAATGATTTCCATTCTGGATGATCTGCACTGGAGGTTAAAGAAGGTTGAGGAAATCGAAGATACAGAAAATGAGGAGGACTGACATGCAGCACCGGACCAGAAAAAACATGAAGTTCCAATTCGATGAAGAAACCCGCCGGATCATCTATTACCGCGACGATGAGAGCTGCATCTTCTGTAGACGGCAGTACCACATGGAAAATAAAGATCCGATGCTCTACCGGACAAAAGATATCATGCATTATATAAACAAGTCCCAGGGCGGACTTGGCGTACCACAGAACGGAGCAGTAGGCTGCCGGTACCATCACATGTTATTGGACAACGGCAGTAAAGGACTCCGGTCAGAGATGATCGTAATATTTAAAGAATACCTGATGCAGCAGTATCCGGACTGGAATGAGGATAAGCTGCGGTATAAGAAATGGGATTTTCCAACTTTTGGTTAATCAATATATCACAGAAACAGTAAACGCGCGATTCTCCGGCAACCGGTGCCGGAGAGAAAGGAGAAAAATGTGCTTAATAGCAAAATATATATAAAAAGTGTGTTATCTGCGGAAAAACCTACGAATCAATATCCGCCAGAGCGCTTACCTGCGGAAAACCGTGTAGAAACGAATACCACAGACGAAAAGACAGAGAGAAAAGAAGCGTAAAAACATGTAGAAACAGTACATTAGATGATGTTTTAAGAAAAGCAAGAGAAGCCGGCATGAGTTACGGAAAGTATGTAGCGACGGTAGAGAGGATGGCAAAATGAAAAAGAAGGATGTATTGGAACTAAAAAGAAGATTAACAAAGAATGACTGCACATTTTCCCGTATTTGCGGCTGCTATGTAGACGTGGATGGAAACATTGTGACAACGTTCGGAGAAACATTTTTAAATCTGCCGGATGAAGAATTTTATAAATATCTGGATATTGCAAAAGGAATTTTTAAAGGCAAGCTGAAAGATAACATGCTGAATCTGAAACTTTCACAGGAGACAAAGAGAGAAAACGACATGCAGCAGTTCCTGCTGGCCATGAGAGAGACCGGATTAAAAAACGAAGACATGCTGCAGGCATTCTATGAAAGAGTGATTGACAATTATGATCATGTCGGAGACTACCTGATCCTGCTTTACCGTGATGCCTACGATGTTATAACAAAAACTTCTGATAACAACAAAATAGATGAATCAGAGGACGTCTACGAGTATATACTCTGTGCCATCTGCCCGGTAAATCTGACAGCACCGGGACTGGCATATAGTGAAAGCGAGAATGCTATTGTAAACAGATTCCGGGATAAAGTAGTCGGCGCACCGGATACAGGATTTTTATTCCCGGCATTCACGGATCGCAAGGAAGATCGAGATGCAATGCTCTTTTATACGAGAGACACGAAAGCGCCGCACTGGGAACTTGCACAGGGATTAGGATGCGTCATGCAGACAACAGCGACAGAGCAGAGGGAGATATTAAAAACAGTCATCACGGAAGTGCTTGGAGACAGTGATGAAGGAATCGAGATGTATGAAGATTTCCACCGCGTTCTGGATGAAAAGCTGGAAGAGGAAGCAAAGAAAGAACTGGAACGCACAGAACAGCAGGAATTAACACTTGGAATCCTGGAAGAGACGCTGGAGAAAGCAGACACGCCGCCGTCATGTATCGAGGAGATCGCAAAGTCATACCGGAGTGCTTTTAAAGAGACACCGACGATTGCAGCAGTAATCGACGAAAAAGCGGTTAAGGCAAGCCATAAGAGGGACAATATCGAACATATGAAAAAAATGCTGAAAGGCGCCGCAGAAGAGATTAAGATTTTGAACGGCGGAAAAGAGACGGAGTTGACTGAGAAAATACGGGAAGTTACGGGCGTTTAGGAGGAATCCAATGCATAGAGATAATAAAGAACGCAACAGAGCCATTAAATCGCTGACGGACAAGCGAACGAGAATACCAAAGCATCCAAACCCGGATACATTGAGAGATTTTAAGGAAGTACCGTATCAGTTACGGTATGGGAAGGAGAAGAAAGATGCTGAATAGAGAAAAATACGCAAAAGAGATTATTGAAATCGCGTGCAATGGGGGGAGCATTGCCGTCGTTAATGGAAAGCTGGAAAATTGCAGAAAAACACAGTGCAACGAGTGTAATTTTAATGGCGGCACAATAAGAGATTGTGAAATAAAGACGAGAAAATGGGCGAACAGCGAATATGTCGAACCGATTGAACCGCCGGTTGATTGGAGTAGAGTTCCAGTTGATACACCGATTTTGGTCAGAGATTCTGAACTTTTTGCGTGGAGCAAAGAACATTTTGCAAAATATGAAGATGAAACGGTTTATACATGGGATTACGGAAAAACGTCATGGAGCACATACGACGGTAAAATGAGTAGCTATAAATATGCTATGTTACCAGAAAGTGAGGATCAGAATGAAAATAAGCAGAATTAGAAGCCGGATAGTTAAATCATTAACAGAAGCCTGCGGATATTCTCTACTAACGAAAGTGATTTCAGAGGAAGAAATCAACAGGATTTTGGAACAGGAAAGCGGATGGATTCCATGCAGTAAAAGATTACCGGCACCGGAAACAGAGGTACTAATAACTGCCAGAAGAAAATATACCAACGGGGAATATCGTGAAATTATTACCGCAGCGTTATATGAAGATGGCAAGATGTTGGAGAGTGACAGTTGTTGGGTGTGGATAGATATTGAAGGCGAGTATGACGAAGAAAATGATTGTTACATTATTCCGGAAGGATGGTGGGAATGCAGACACTTTAATGCAGATGATGTTTATAACAATATTATTGATTGTGAGGTAATCGCTTGGATGCCACTGCCGGAGCCGTACATGGAAAGCGAGGGATAACAATGGAATATGGCTATATCAGAGTTTCTTCCAAAGAGCAGAACGAAGCCAGACAACTTGATGCATTGCATAAACAGGGCATAGAGGACAAAAATATCTATATGGATAAACAGTCGGGTAAGGATTTTAACCGCCCGAAATATAAAATTCTTTATCGCAAACTGAAAAAAGGAGATGTACTGTACATAAAAAGTATTGACCGGATGGGAAGAAACTATGATGAAATTATACAGGAATGGCGCCGAATCACACGTTTTCGTGAAGCTGATATTGTGGTGTTGGACATGCCGCTGCTTGACACGAGGCGGGGGAAAGACCTTATGGGCACATTCCTAAGTGACATTGTGCTGCAGGTGCTTTCCTTTGTGGCAGAGAACGAGAGAACCAATATCCGGCAGAGGCAGGCAGAGGGAATTGCGGCAGCAAAAGCCAGAGGTGTGAAATTTGGCAGACCATCAATTCCATTGCCGGAGAATTTCGATCAGATGCGCAGGGATTGGAGAGCCGGATGTATCACAATAGAGGAAGCGGCAAGCGCGTGTGGCATGTGTGCAAAGACGTTTTACAGTAAGGTGGCAAAAGCAGAAAGCGAGGAAAGTGATGGAAGATAGATATTTATTCCGTGGAAAGCGGATTTAATTACTGCAACATTGGAATTTAAGGAGGAAATCAAATGAATTTGATAAAGTTTATAAATGAATATGCGAATCGCAAGAATGCGTTTACAAAAGTTGTGTTGGAGTTCTTTTGGAAAGATGATGGAATTGATGAGGATTATTGTTTTGAGGGAACACCTTCAGAGTTTGTGGATAGATATACAAAGGACTATGATTGCATTAGGGGATTAGACATTTTTGATGTACATGAGCTGAAAATAACTAATGAAGGTTTGCGTTCTCAAATATATATAGAAGTTATTAGAGAGTAGCTAAATTGAGATTGCGAAAGGTGGAGGTGTAGATGAAACAAACTGACATAGAAATGTCTTATGCCAAGCTGAAAGAATCTGATAATAGATTAAAAATCTTGAAAACAGAAATCGGAAAAGAAAGATTTATCAACAGTAAATGTGCTTATGAGTACCGGATAAAAAGTGCAGGCAGAGTTTTAAGACATATCCGTGACGAGTACAGGGCAGGCAGACTGTGCGATTTAGAAACACTTCTCCAACATTGCCAGGATAAACTAAGCGGCAGCATTGACGGAATTGAACTGGAACTGAAAGAAGGAAAACCGTTCCGATTCGAGAAAGACGAGCAGGAAAAACGAAAGGAACGTTTAATACAGTATTGGTTGATATGCCAGAGCTGATAGGCAAAGGTAAGCAAGATGATTTTAAAATTAATAGGGATAATAATTGTTATTTCATTTTATGATGAGATGGAAAAAGCACGAGAAAAGAAAGAACTGCATAATGTTGTATACTGGGGAATCCTGTTAATAACTGCATTCATTATGATCTGGAATTAAAAATCATTAGTAATAGACAATATTACACATGTAAATTATAATCATATAGAAATTACAAATATAATTAAAAAGGAGACAATGACATGCAGACATTATCAGATCAGGAAAAGAAAGTTTTAAAAATTATCAAGGAGTCAGAGCAGCAGTTGACGCCGGAAGAAATCACGGAAGAGATAAACAAAAAATACGGGCAGGTTTGGCCGGTGCAGGTTACTCTGACATTTATGGCAAGATTAGAGAAGCTGGGATATACGGATACTAATAAACAATGAAGAACAGGCAGGGAGAAAAATAAAACAAGCAGAGGGGGAATGTGTGTGAATGAGAAAGAAGTGTACGAGATCTGTATGAGTGTAGATAGCATCATAGCCGATAAACTGACAGAATCAATCATTGTTGGTACCAGTTATGACATGTTAGAAGCTCATTATGGCATTCTCCCGATCAGTAGAAATTGCTTTTACCGGAAACGTCGGATTGTGCAGAAATTCATAGAGCAGAAGAGGAGCGGGCGGACAGATGCGGATGGTGTGGTAATTATAATGGAGAATGCAATGGAAAAATGTTATAATATGAAAAAATAAGGGGGGAGATAAGATGAAGGTATACGAAGTAATTCAAAATTTGGCGATAGGGGTTGTGAGTGGCATATTTTCTGGTGTTATAGTTTCTTTGGCATTTTATATATTAGGTGATTACCAGAATGAAATTGAAAATGCAAAAAGAATTCTAATGCCGCTATATGAAGTTATGATTTTGGAAAAAGCTATACCAAAAGATGAAATGAAAAACAATAAAGAATTTATACAAATAATTCGAAAAGATATAGATGAGGTGGCATTGAACTTAAATCCAGGTATATACAAGTATGGTTTAAGGACAATAATGTTTGATCTTAATGAAATTATTACAAATGGACAATATTACAAAAGAGACGGCAAGGAATTGATCTTTGATGAAAATAAGTTGCACGATTTTGTAATTGCTATGCAACCCAAATTAGATTCATTAACCCAATATGAACATAATTTCAAAAAAGGCTTTACGGAAAGAATTGTTAAGAATAAATTTATGCTGATTATGGGGTGCATTGCTATCACAATGGTTGTAATTATGGTAATCGCTTAAAAGTAGGTGGAAGTATAGCGTTGAAAATTGGTACAAATCCACTAAATTTCCATGCTAAAATTACTATAGAGTAATAATTGAACATGGAGGATGGAGCGTGGAGAAAGAAAATGAATTAAAAAAGGAATACCTGAAACAATATGAAAAAGCAGTGCGTCAGATGAAACGCAGTGAGGAAAAGATCAAAGAAATGCATTTAAGCAAGATTATGCCATCTGTAGGCAATGACGGCATGCCACACGCACATAACAATACAGATCTATCTGCTTATGCTGCACTACTGGACGAAGAGGAAAGACGGTACATGAAAGCCAGATATCACAGAATCAAACTGTGTAGAGAAATCACAGACAAAATAGAGCGGATGGACAGCGAAGATGAAAAAGACATCTTGATGTACCGATACATCAGACTGATGAAGTGGGAGGATATCTGTGTGAAGATGGGATTATCATGGAGACGCACCCATTACATACATAATGATGCACTGAAACATTTTATAATTTAAAAGAGTGCATAGAAGTGCACACTCAAAATATGATATTGTTATACTAACCGAAAGGTTCAAAGGGAGATTGCGGCAGCAGTCTCTCTTTTTTCGTACTCACAACATTAAGCGGCTCCATGAAACCCAGGGGAGCCGCAACCTCCGTATGAATAGGGAGATTAGAATGAATAAAGAAAGATACAGTGATCCGACAGCCGAACAGGCGATTGCGCATGTGATGAGGGAATATAGAGAAAAGAAAAAGCAGGAAGGTGGCAGCAGTGGCAAGGAGTCCGAACGAAAAGGCAGAGAAAGCTCGAAAACTATACAAAAAAGGAATGAAGCTGGTTGAGATTGCAAGTCAACTAGACGTTCCTCCCGGTACGGTTCGAAGATGGAAAAGTACATACCATTGGGATGGTGAGCATCAAAGCGAGCGTTCGGAAAAGAAAAGCGAACGTTCGGAAAACAAAAAGAGCGTTAGAAAAAAGGCTGTAGCTGATGAAGTCAAGCAGGTAATGCAGAACACCGACTTGACCGATAAACAACAGCTTTTTTGCATACATTACATCCGGTGTTTTAATGCTACTAAGGCATATCAGAAAGCGTATGGAGTTGATTATGCAACAGCTCTGGTGAATGGTTCGCGAATGCTAGGAAATGCTAGGATAAAAGATGAAATCTTGCGGTTAAAGCAGGATCGACTCAACAGGGAGTTCCTAAGTGAGTCTGACATCTTCCAAAAGTACATGGATATTGCCTTTGCTGATATGACTGATTTTGTAGAATTTGGAAACGGAACGTTTACAGATCCGGAGACGGATGAAGAAGTTCAATACAGCTATGTGAATTTAAAAGACAGTAAAGCTGTAGACGGAACATTAATTTCAGAGGTTTCCAAAGGGAAAGACGGTGCAAAGATTAAACTTGCCGACCGCATGAAAGCCTTGCAGTGGATTTCAGACCACATGGATCTTGCCACTGAGAAACAGAAAGCTGAGATTGCACTATTGAAAGCCAAAGTCCAGACTGATGATGGAGAGGAAACTGTAGATGATGGATTCTTGGATGCACTGAACGAAACTGCGACAGAAGATTGGGACAATGAAGAAGATTAAACGAATTTTCAAATTCAAGCCATTTTCACAGAAACAGCGCATGGTGCTGAACTGGTGGTGCAAGGATTCTCCGGTAAAGGACAGCGACGGCATTATTGCTGATGGAGCAATCCGATCCGGCAAGACAGTCAGTATGTCGTTATCGTTTATCATGTGGGCGATGAGCTCATTTAATGGTGAAAATTTTGCCATGTGCGGCAAGACGATAGGCTCTTTCCGGAGAAATGTACTGTCTGGATTGAAAATGATGCTTTGCAGCCGTGGTTATACCGTGGCAGATCACAGAGCAGATAATCTGGTTATCATCACAAAAGGAGATGTAACCAATTATTTTTATATATTCGGCGGCAAGGACGAAAGATCACAGGATCTCATTCAGGGTATTACCCTGGCTGGGGTCTTTTTTGATGAAGTTGCGTTGATGCCGGAATCATTTGTGAACCAGGCAACCGGACGATGTTCGGTTGAGGGTTCTAAATATTGGTTTAACTGCAACCCGGATGGTCCATATCACTGGTTTAAGACGGACTGGATTGATAAGAGAAAAGAAAAACACCTGTTGTATCTCCATTTTACCATGGATGATAACCTCAGCCTGTCAGAAAAGATCAAAGAACGATACCGCAGTATGTATACTGGTGTATTCTACCGTCGGTATATTCTTGGACTCTGGGCGATGGCAGAGGGCATTATCTACGATATGTTCGACACGGCGAAACATGTGATATCAAGCCTGTCTGATCTGGTTAACACGAATTACTACGTGTCTTGCGACTATGGTACGCAGAATGCAACCGTATTTCTTCTGTGGTGTAAAGAACGTTCCGGGCGGTGGGTGTGCTGCCGTGAGTATTATTATTCCGGCCGTGATGAAGAAAGACAAAAAACAGATACAGAGTATGCAGATGATCTGGAACAATGGCTTGCAGGAATAAAGCCGGTAAAGATTATTATTGATCCGTCTGCCGCATCGTTTATTGCAGAGCTGAAAAAGCGCGGATATACGATCAAAAAAGCAAAGAATGACGTGTTGGACGGAATCAGATTTGTAGCGTCCTTGTTAAACCAGGGGGAAATTGCAATCAGTGACCAGTGCCCGAATACCATAAAAGAATTTGCTTCTTATATTTGGGATCAGAAAGCATCGGAGCGTGGCGAGGATAAACCGGTGAAACAACATGACCATGCAATGGATGCATTGCGGTACTTCTGTTATACGATCATTCGTAAGTCGGGAAGCATCGGTATTTTGAAGTGAGGTAGAAACCGGAAAACAAGAAAGACATTTTGGAAGGAGATGTATAAATTTATGAAGAAATTATTTATTTCACAACCTATGAGAGATAAAACCGATGAAGAAATCAAGGCAGAAAGAGCCAAGATTATTAAAGCGGTCACAGAACGTTTCGGAGAGGTAGAGGTTATTGATTCATTCTTTGAATCAGCGCCGCATGATGCCAAGCCGTTATGGTTTCTTGGAAAGTCTCTGGAATTGCTTTCTACTGCTGATTGTGCTTATTTTGCAGAGGGTTGGAAAGATTACAGAGGATGCAAGATTGAACATGAATGTGCCGTGCAATATGGAATTGATATTGTAGGCGAATAACTTCTTGTAGCAGTTCTCCTTTTGCCGTATAATGGCGGTAAAAGGGGGAATTTGCAATTATGAGCCTTGTTATTTTATATTTGGTTAATGCGGCAACATGTATAGGTGTTATTATTGCATTGTTTGAATTTATATTGTCGAGAAAGGCAAATTTGGCAGCATACGAAAGAGATAAAAAGAAATCAACTATTGACATATTCAGAGATAATGAAAAAGAATTTCATGAGTACAATAGGATTATATACAAACGGCACAAATATAATAATATGACATATCATGAAATTGTAAAGGATAAAGAATTTCACAACATGATACATGAGTATCTAAACAAATTGGAATTAATATGTACAGGAGTTAACATAGGCGTATATGATATTTATACACTTGAAAGATTGTTTGGGGATGTAATCGTTCGAATATATTATCAGACATTTCCATATATAGAATATTTAAGGAATGAAAGAGGCACGCAAATCGTTTATTCTGAATTTGAAATTGTGGCAAAAAAATGGAAGAGATAGACGCAAAAAAAGATAAACTCTTAAATGATAAGGCAAATTTGAAGTATAAGCTGTATAAGGATTAATATATGCGTTCATTAAAAAAGAATAAGCATAAGCAACGTACAGTGATGAAAACCCAGTCTATGAAACAGACGAGGATGGAGAAATTAAATATACCGATAAGTAATGTGGCAGGTTGTAATGAGCCTGTCATTTTTTGTGGGAGAAATTAAATGGACATCGAAACAATGAAACAACTGATAAAAAAATACGAACCTGGTCATGCGGCTTTTGTGACACGGGCAGCAGTGGCAGAACGGTATTACCGGAATGAGACAGATATTTTATTCCGGGATAAGCCAAAAGAAGAGAAAGAGGAAGCGGACAACCCACTGCGTAATGCAGACAACCGGATTCCACGGAACTTCCACGGGCTGATTGTGAATCAGAAAGCCGCCTATGCCTTTACCGCACCGCCACTGTTTGATGTAGGAAGTACGGCAAGCAATAAGCGTATCACGGAAGCATTGGGTGATGAATACGCTAAGAACTGCATGGAACTGTGCGTAAATGCTGCAAATACTTCCATTGGTTGGGTGCATTACTGGCAGGGCGATAGCGGCTTTGAGTGGGCGGTTGTTCCAAGTGAGCAGATTATCCCGGTGTTTGACCGGAGCCTGAAACGCAGGCTGATCGGGGTCATGCGGGTGTATCCGGATATTGATGATACGACAGGTGACAATTATACCGTGTATGAATACTGGATAGATGCGGAGTGCCAGGCATTCCGGCGGAGAACCGGGGACGAACTGGAACTGCTTACTTACTATGATATGTTCATGGATCCGGAAAGCGGTGATATGGTAGCTGATTACCGGCATGATTTCGGGGAAGTGCCATTTATCCCATTTTATAACAATAATATACATACAGATGATCTGCGAAACATAAAGCCGCTGATAGACGTATATGATAAGGTCTACAGCGGTTTTATTAATGATCTGGACGATATACAGGAACTGATTTTTGTGCTGTCCGGATATGGAGGGCAGGATCTAAATGAGTTCCTTTCAGATTTAAAAAAGTATAAGGCAATAAAAATTGAAAGTGACGAAGATGGATCAGTGTCAACACTTAACATCGAGATCCCAATTGAAGCCAGAAACAGTGTGTTAGAAGCCACCAGAAAGGCAATCTTTGAACAGGGGCAGGGATTTGATCCACAGCCAGAGAACTTCGGGAACCAGTCGGGCGAAGCCTTGAAGTTCATGTATTCGCTATTAGAGATGAAAACCGGGTTGATGGAAACAGAGTTTAAGCTTGGTTTTGCACGTCTTGTCCGGGCAGTCTGTAGGAGCCTTGGCATCCAGTGCAACACCATTATACAGACATGGACCCGTACTTGTATCAAGAATGATACGGAGCAGGCACAGATATGCAGGGATTCAGTTGGCATTGTCAGTAAAAAGACGATCCTAAAAAATCATCCGTTGGTCGAAGATGCTGATGAGGAATTGAAGCAGATAGAAAAAGAAGAGAAAGAGGCACAGGAGAAAGCGGATGCTTACACCGGAGCCTTTGGACAGTCACAAAAGGATGATCCGGCGAAGAAAGATAATCCAGAAAAGAACGATGATCCAAAAAACATGGAATAAAGGAACGGGGCAGGTGATCGCATGGGTGAACGGACAGGTAAATACTGGCAGGAACGTTTTAAACAGATGGAGCAGGCACAGCACGATACTTCATTTCAGAAAGTGCAGGAAATCCAGGAGCAGTTTGACAGATCCCTTGCGGCAATTAATGCAAAGATCAATTCCTGGTATCAGAGACTTGCAGATAACAATGGTGTATCTATGCAGGAAGCGCGGAAGCTGCTTAATGCAGGAGAACTGAAAGAATTTCATTGGAATGTTGAGCAATATATCAGATATGGACAGGAAAATAAAAAAAACGGAGAATGGGAGCAGCAGTTAGAAAATGCATCTGTGAGGGTGCATATCAGCAGACTGGAAGCCTTAAAATTTGAAATACAGCAGGAAGCAGAAAAGCTGTATGGAAACTGCATCGATGCAATAGATCAGCATATTAGGAATACATATACCTCTGATTTTTACCATACTGCCTATGAAATACAAAAAGGTGTCGGCATTGGCACGACCATAAACCGGCTGGATTCAAGAACCGTGGAGATGATCGTATGTAAACCCTGGGCGGTGGATGGAAAGAACTTTTCAGACCGCCTGTGGGAGAATAAGACAAAGCTGATCAATCAGCTGCATAACAATCTATCGCGCATGTGCATCACAGGAGAAGCACCAGACCGGGCTATTGCAGAGATTGCCAAGAAGATGAAAGTATCTAGGGCACAGGCGGGCAGGGTAGTCATGACGGAATCTGCAGCATTTGCAAATAAGGCAAGACAGGACTGCATGAAAGAGTTGGATGTGCAGCAGTTTGAAATCATGGAGACATTAGACAGCCATACATGTGAGTTTTGTGGATCCATGGATCTGAAACATTTCCCCATGAAAGACTTTCAGATCGGTGTGACTGCACCGCCGTTCCATCCAAACTGCCGTGGCTGTACCTGTCCATATTTTGATGATGAATTTGACAGCGTGGGAGAGCGTGCGGCGAGAGGAGAGGATGGAAAGACCTATTATGTACCGGCAGATACGACTTATGAGGAGTGGAAGAGATCTTTTGTGGATGGCGACATAGAAGCAAGAGATAGACTTGGTCTTATTACAAATAATAATAAAGCAGATCCGAAGTATTACGATTTTAAAGGAAAAGACTTAAAAACAGTTGAACAGGAAATAAGTCAGAATGATTATGAAACAGCTGTTATATTTGAGGGTGGAAAAGCAATCAGCTGCCAGCTTGGTAATGAAGACACTATAAAATTTACGAAGCATCAGTTAAAATTGATGAAAGGAAACGATGTTACACATAATCATCCATGGAGCACACCGCCATCACCGGAAGATCTATATCTGTTAGTAGATCATAAAGCCAGAAGTTTTAGAACCTGTGGGAAAAATGGTACATATGTGTTAGAATATAATGAAAATATACAGCAACTTCCAACAAGTGATAAATTTAGTGATGATTATAACCGGCTGTTATATCAGTTAAAACCTAAAATAATCGAGCAATATTATAACGGACATAATGAACAGGAAGTACTTGTGAAACTGGGCGAAGAAATTTGGAATGAATTATACAAATTATATGGAGTAAAGCCTAGATTCGAGAGGAGATGAATCGAATGTCGCGAGAAATAGATAGATATCAATTGAAATCTTTATTTCCCATTTGCCAAGACTGTAAAAAAATTAAATTTGATGGAATTCCGTATTCGTGTAAAGCATATCCAAAGAAAAACGGAATACCGCCGGAAATCTGGAACGGTAAGGTTAAAAAATGTGACCATTATGAACCAAAAACCTAGGGTATAGTGTGCAGCCTATCCGAAAGAAAAGGGAATACCACCAGTCAGAAATGGCATGGTGGTATTTTTATACCCAAAATCAAAAGTTGCACCGGTGCAACCGCAAAATGTAAAACGATGGAAACAGGATTGTAAGCAGCAGTCCTGTTTTTATATTGTCCGAAAGCCTTATGACGTTTAAACTGCGGCAAATTGCCCTTATGCATGGCATCAAAACTGCATGCTGCCGTGGAGACACCACATTTAAAAACAGTGCAGGAAAGGAAACTATATGGAATTTTTAAAAGACATTTTAGGCGAAGATCTCTATAAGCAGGTGGCAGATGCGGTCAATGCTCATAACGGAAAACCGGAGAATAAGGACAAACAGGTAAAACTTGCAGACCTTGGATCTGGTCAGTACGTCGACAAAGGCAAGTATGATACCACTGTTGCAGAAAAGGAGAATCTTTCTGGTCAGATCAAGACACTCAATGCTACGATCGGAGATCTGAAAAAGAACAATGCAGATAATGAAACATTGCAGACTACGATCACAGACCTGCAGACGAAGCTGAAAGATCAGCAGGTAGCAAACGAGCAGATTTCAAAGAATTATGCGTTAAAAGATTCCCTTGCAAAACAGGGAGTACTTGATCCGGATTATCTGATCTACAAAGCCGGAGGACTGGACAAGTTCACTTTTGACAAAGAAGGAAAGCCGGTCGGCGTAGAGGATGCCGTAAAGCCGTACAAGGAAGATAAGACAATGGCGCATCTGTTCAAACAGGAGCAGCCAAAACCGCCGTATCATCCACAGGGCGGCACTGGTGGCGCAGGAACTGCAAACCCATTTGCAAAAGAGACGTTTAATCTGACCAAACAGGGTGAACTTTTAAAATCCAACCCGGAGCAGGCGAAAGCAATGGCAGCAGCCGCCGGAGTAACAATTTAGAAAGAGAGGTAACTATTTATGGCAATTACAAAAATTGCAGACGTGATCGTACCGGAGTTATTTAATAAGTACGTGATTAACAGAACCATGGAGCTGTCCGCGTTTTTTCAGAGCGGGATCGTGGTAAACAGCCCGGAATTTGATACATTAGCAAGTGAAGCCGCAAGAACCCACAATATGCCGTTTTTTGAGGACCTGAATGGGGAATCAGAGCCAACCCTTGAAGATGTAAAAATGACACCGGCAAAGATCGGTTCCAACAAGGACGTATCAACAACGATCCTCAGACAGAAAATGTGGGCGGCTACAAATCTTTCTGCCGCACTTGCCGGAGCAGATCCGATGAAAGCAATCGGTGATCTTGTAGCACAGTACTGGGCGCGCGATATGCAGAAGGAATTGATTGCGATTCTTGCTGGTGTATTTGGAACCACCACGGCAGATCCAAGTGGAACACCGAAAGCGGAGACCAGGATGGCAGACCACATTCTTGATCTGACCACAGGAAAAGCAGAGGCTGCGAAACTGATCAGTGCATCTGCATTTATTGATGCATGCCAGAAACTTGGAGATGCGCAGTCACAGCTTACCGGTGTGGCAATGCATTCTGCAACAAAATCATACCTGAAAAAGCTGAACCTGATCGAGACAGAGCGTGATTCTACGGATGTTGAATTTGATACTTATCAGGGCAGACGTGTGACCGTAGATGATGGATGCCCGGTTGCTGATGATGTATACACAACATACCTTTTTGGTAATGGAGCAGTTGCTTACGGCAATGGTTCTCCGGTCGGTCATGTTGCTACTGAGGTGGACCGCGACAAACAGACTGGCGGCGGTGTGGATTATCTGATCAACCGTAAAGCATTTATCCTGCATCCGAGAGGAATCGCGTACACCGGGGCAAAACGTGAGCATGTGGAGACTCCGACGAGGGCAGAACTTGCAATGGCAGAGAACTGGAATCCGGTATACGAACCGAAACAGCTTCGTATCGTTGCAATTAAGCATAAGATTGGGTAGCCTATGGATCTGGCAAAATTAAAGGCACTTCTTGGGATTGAGGATGATTCTAAGGATATGGTACTTGAATTTGTCATTGCAGATGTGGAGGAAATCATAAAAAACTATTGCCATGTGGAGAAAATGCCGGATGGATTGATAAACACCGGCTATCGCATGGCAATGGATCTGTATCGGAATGAAAATATTGGAAGTGAGTCGGCAGCAGTTGGCGCGGTTTCCTCTATTTCTGAGGGGGACACTTCTACCTCATTCCGTCAGTATGTGGATGACAATTTTAAGAGCACAGTGCTGAAAAATTATGAATCCTCATTGAAACGATACAGAAAGGTGGCGTGGAGATGATCTCAGATGCAATTAAGAAAATGCAGGCAATGGCAAGAAAGGCGCAGGAAGAGACATACGATGGGAAATGCACAGTAACGGAATTTCAGCCGATTAAAGATTCGAGAACAAAGATCACATCAGAAAAGGAAGTGGTTGTGTTAGAGGATGAGCCATGCCGCCTGTCATATTCGAATATCAGCGCAGTAGACCAGACGGAATCAGCTGCAAAGACAGTACAGGTCACAAAACTGTTTCTGTCCCCGGATACAAAGATCAAGCCGGGGGCAAAGATCACCGTAACGCAGATAGGTGTGACACAGGCGTATGAATGCAGCGGTGTACCTGCGGTTTATCCGACGCATCAGGAGATTGTACTTACACTGTCAGAGAGGTATGCGTGATGGCAGGAATGGGAAGTTTTAATATTTGGGGACTTACGGAGCTGCAGAGAGAAATGGAAAAATTACAGGATCCGAATGCGTTTGTGGAGGCATGCGCAAAGGAATTGGCAGCAAGACTCTTGCGGTTAGTCGTAAAAAGAACACCCGTCGGGGATTATTCCGGGCAGTCTTATACCTGTGAGACAGGTTTTTCACATAAAGGGAAAAAAGAGAAAGGCAAACAAGGCGGAACTCTTCGCCGGGGATGGACAGCGGGACAACGGGCATCAGCACAGGGATACGCAGACAGTCTTACGGTAAATCATTTCGGGGGCACCTATGTGATCGAGATCGTAAATCCGGTCGAATATGCCAGTTATGTTGAATACGGTCACAGGACAGCAAATCATAAAGGCTGGGTAAAAGGGCATTTTATGATGAAGATTTCCGAACAGGAGTTACAGAACATGGCACCGCAGATCCTTGAACGAAAGATCAGAAAATACCTTGGAGATATCATGAAATGATAAATGAAATTATAGATGCGATCAGCATTGCCTTAGACAGCGAGTTTGAGGATGGTTATAAGATCCACAAGGATGAGATAAAGCAGGACTTGAAAGAGCCCTGTTTTTTTATACAGTTGATTGACCAGAGCATAAGCCCGCTTTGCGGGCAGCGGTATCTGCAAAATAATGCATTCTGTATCCAGTACTTTCCTGAATCTAAACTGAATCCATACGCAGAGTGCAACGATGTGGCAGAGCGTATGATGTTTGCTTTAGAGTATGTTACCCCGTTAGATGCGGACAGAGCAATACGTGGAACGAATAAGAACCATGATCTGGTGGACGGTGTATTGAATTTTTTTGTGAATTATAACCGGGTAATCTTGAAAAAACCGGTACGTTCTGAGGTGATGGGACAGATTAAAATTCAGTCAGAAATGAAGGGAGAATAATAAAATGGCAAATGCGAGCGGGAAGGTATTAGAAAAGCCGCAGGGAAAAGCGGCACAGAAATTTACAAAAGAACAGCTTCTTGCCTGTGCAAAGTACAGTGCCAGGAAAGATATAATGGACGCATTGCTTGATGAAAACAAAAAGTACACAAAAGCAGAAGCGGACACGTTATTAGAAAAATACATGAAAGGAAAGGTGAAATAAATGGCTTTAGGTGGAGGAACATTTACCGCACAGAACAAGGTGCTGCCGGGAACTTATATCAATTTTGTATCGGCGGCATCTGCAAACACGAACCTGTCAGACAGAGGCGTTGCGACAATGCCTTTAGAACTTGACTGGGGCGTGGAAGGGAAAGTCTTTGAGGTGACAAACGAGGATTTCCAGAAAAACAGCATGAAGATTTTTGGTTATGCATTTGACGATCCGAAAATGAAAGGACTGAATGATCTGTTCCTTGGGGCACAGACACTCTATGCATACCGTTTAAATGGTGGCGGTGTAAAGGCTGCAAATACCATAGCAACCGCATTGTACAGCGGAACCCGTGGCAATGATATCCGGATCACTGTACAGAAAAATGCAGACGACGCAGATAAGTTTGACGTTATCACTTACCTTGGTACAGCCAAAGTAGATACGCAGACGGTAAAAACTGCAAAAGAGCTTGTGGCGAATGATTATGTTTCATTTAAAGAGGAAATCGAGCTGGAAGATACGGCAGCCGCACCACTGACAGGTGGAACAAATGGAACTGTAGACGGAACGGCACATCAGACATATTTGGATCTGATTGAATCTTATTCTTATAACACCATGGGTGTTGCGGTAACGGATGAGACAACGAAAAAGTTATACGTTGCATTTAACAAACGGCTGCGCGATGAACTTGGAATTAAATTTCAGGTGGTACTCTACAATATTTCCGCGGATCACATGGGTGTTATCAATGTAAAAAATAAGACCACAGATGCGGGATGGAGTGAAGCAAGTCTTGTATACTGGGTTACTGGTGCAGAATGCGGATGTGCTGTAAATAAATCCTGCCAGAATAAAGTTTACGACGGTTCTTTTACGGTAGATGCATCGTATACACAGAATCAGTTAAGAGAGTCTATCAAAAATGGAGAATTTGTCTTGCACAGGGTAAATTCAGATATCCGTGTTCTGGATGACATCAACTCCATGGTAAGCGTGACAGATACGCAGGGAGAACTTTTCAAAGACAATCAGACAGTCCGCGTGATCGATCAGATCGGTAATGATATCGCCGTATTATTCAGTACGAAATATCTCGGTACCATATCGAATGATGCGGCAGGAAGAACGTCTCTCTGGTCTGACATCGTGGCACATCATAGGGAACTTGAAAAAATCAGGGCAATCGAGAACTTCAGCGAAGATGATATTACGATCGCACAGGGAGAATCGAAAAAGTCGGTAGTGATCACAGATCAGGTGACAGTTGTTAATGCGATGAGTAAGCTCTATATGACTGTCACGGTAGCGTAGGAAGGAGTGAAGAAAGATGGGAAATACAGCTATTATGGATGCGGGCGATGCCGTCTATGGAAGCCTTGCGGAGTGTTTTATTACGATCGGTAAGAGACGGTACAATTTTATGAATCTGACAGAGTTCGAAAGCAAATGGGATGTTACGATCAGCGATGTCAAGATTTTAGGTAAAGTCGGCATGGGACACAAGGCTGCCGGTGGAAAGGGCACCTGGAAGGGAACTGCACATTATAATCAGTCAGTGCTCCGCACAATGGCAAACCAGTATCAGAAAACAGGAAACCTGCCTTATTTTGAAATCCAGGTGAGCAATGAGGATCCATCAAGCAATGCAGGCAGGCAGACAATTATTCACAGGGGATGCCTTTGTGATTCATTTATTCTTGCAAAGTTCCAGGCGGGCGAAGAAATTCTGGATGAAGATATTTCGGGAACCTTTGAGAGCTGGGATATGCCGGAGAAATTCAAAGAGTTAGAGGGTTTTAGAACAAATTAATGATGTTCCCTTCCTGCATCAGCGGGAGGGGATTTTTAAATAAAAAGGAGAGAAAGATATGTCAGAGTTCAGCAGATTTATGAAAGCAAACAAAAAGGTAAAAGCAAATCAGAAGTATGCTCCAACAGCGAGTCTTACAGATACAGACGGGAAGCCGCTTCTTTGGGAATTTCGCCAGATCACATCACGCGAGAATGAGGAACTGCGCAATGCATGTACTGTAGAGGTCCCGGTAACTGGAAAACCGAATATGTACCGCCCAAGGCTGAATACAGAAAAATACCTGTCAAAGATGATGGCAGCAGCAACCGTGTATCCTGATCTGTACGATGAAGAATTACAGGATTCCTACGGTGTGAAAACACCGGAAGATTTATTATATGCAATGGTGGATGGAGCCGGTGAATTTCAGATGTTTGAAGTGTGGATGCAGAAGTTCCAGGGATTTACAGACAGTCTCGATGTCAAGGTGGACGAAGCAAAAAACTAATTGAAGGAGGGGATGGTGAAGCAAACTTTGCTTACTATGCCCTTCTAAAATTACATATCCTGCCATCTGTATTTTTAAATATGGATGAACAGGAAAAAGCATTTGTGATCGCCGCAATAAAAATCAAGATCGAGAATGATAAGAAAAAAGAGCGGGAATTAAAGAGCAAGATTCATTAGGAAGGAGGCGTGATGTATGGCAGCTATTCAGACAGCGATAGAGCTTAATGACCAGTTTACCAGTGTTTTATATGGCATTATGGATGCAGTCAATCTTGCAACAGCGCAGATGTACGATATGCAGCAGGCAATGTCGATGGATATTGATACGAGCAGTCTGGAGGGAGCGCGAGAGGCGATCGATGAAGCAACAGCATCCTTAATTGCGTTGAACGGTGTGACACAGCAGCCGGCTCCTGTCATAGATCCGCTTGCGGGAAGTTCTCAACCGGTCCTGCCGGAAATGCAGCCCGATGTGCCGACAGAGCCGGTCGAGATTCCGGTGCATTGGGAAACTGACAGTCTGGATGTGTTTACAGGAACCGGAATAGATCGGTTCGAGCAGGAAGTACAGAGTGCCAATAGCATGTTAGAGCAGTTGAGCAGTACGCAGAATGATATTGCGAGTCAGGCATACAGTACAACGATCTTTCCGCCGGAGATGTTTCAGGATCTCAATTCCATGGCTGTCAGAATCGATTCGATCCGGGAACGGATACAGCAGATCGAAAGCAATCCGGTCAATATGGGAACAGATACAGCAAACTCCCAGTTGGAACAGTTGAGATCACAATTAGACCGGGCGATTCAGGAGCAGAATAATCTTAATACCGCCATGCAGAACATGGATGTGTCCGGTGCAAATGCAGCATATCTTCAGTTATCGCAGACAGTGGGTAATACAGAGCGGTATATCCGGGATAATACGGATGAGCAGGGAAGATTCAATCAGGAGATTCAGGAGGGGGTATCCGGCGCAGAGGGGCTGATGGGAATGATTAAACGCGCGGTTGGTGCATATGTGGGTATCCAGAGCGTGGGAAAAATTCTCAACATGTCCGATGAATTGACGCAGACAACCTCAAGACTGGATCTGATGAATAATTCCTTTAATGAGATAAACGGAACGGCAAATGAGACGTCAGAACTTGTCAATATGGTATATGCTGCGGCACAGGATGCGCGTGGAGCGCTAGATAGCATGGCATCGGTTGTTGCAAGATTCGGCAATAATGCACGGGATGCATTTGGCAACTCGGAAGAGGTTGTTGCATTTGCAGATTTAGTTCAAAAGCAGATGACGATCGCCGGTGCATCCACACAGGAAGCTGCAAATGCAGAGTTACAGTTATCACAGGCTCTTGGTTCCGGCGTACTCCGCGGTGATGAGTTAAACAGTATTTTTGAGCAGGCGCCGAACCTGATCCAGAATATTGCAGATTATCTGGATGTTCCAATCGGACAGATCAGAGAAATGGCGGCAGATGGAGAACTTTCTGCTGATGTTGTAAAAGCGGCGATTTTTGCAGCCGCGGATGATATCAATGGTAAGTTTGATGAGATGCCGATGACCTGGGGACAGATCTGGCAGTCGATGCAGAATACTGCAGTTATGGCTTTCCAGCCGGTTCTTCAAAGATTAAATGGGATGGCGAACAGCGATGCGTTCCAGGGATTTGTTGATGGAGCGATCGAAGCTATGGCAACGACGGCAAATATGGTGCTGAATATCTTTGATTTAGTGGGATCTGTAGCTGGATTCGTGGCAGATCATTGGTCAATTATAGAACCTATCATATTAGGGGTTGCGGCGGCTATCATAATTTATACGGCATTTACAAAAGGGGCGGAAATAGCGTCTAGGGCGGCTTCACTGGCTACAAATGCATGGACAGCAGCTCAAGGCGCATTCAATGCTGTTATGAGCATGAATCCAGTTGGACTTGTAATTATAGCAGTTGTACTGTTGATAGCGATTATTTATGCAGCGGTTGCAGCAGTAAATCATTTTGCAGGCACATCAGTATCAGCAACAGGTTTGATCTGTGGAGCATTTGCGACAGCGTTAGCTTTTATAGGAAATCTGTTTATTGGAGCAGCAAATACAATTATTGGAATTGGGGTTACCTTATGGAATCTGATAGCAAATTTTGTCAATGCGTTTGCACTTGTTTTTAACAATCCGGTCGCGGGTATAGAAGCCTTATTTTTAAGTCTGTTTAACTTTATCGTGGAAGTCATCGAGTCAGCCGCCCGGATGCTTGATACAGTATTTGGCAGCAGTCTTGCGGATGCAGTAGCGGGATTTCAGAACAAAGTACAGGCAAAAGTGGATGCTGTGATAAGTGAAAATGGTGGATCAGAAATTTTAAAGACGGTAGACATGTCAGATTATCAGTTCAACCGGTTCAATTATGGGGACGCATGGAACTCAGGATATAATTTCGGACAGGGAATTGATGATAAAATATCAAATTTCAGTCTGTCGGATATCTTCGGTAAAACAGATATTCTGAATCCTGATGATTATATATCCGGTTTCAGTGATGCAATCGCAAATTCCGGTGCAGGCGGCAATCTTAACAGTATTGCAGATGATACAAGTGCAATCAAAGATTCTGTGGATATCACAGATGAAGATCTGAAATATCTTAGAGACATTGCAGAGCAGGAAGCAATCAATCGGTTTACGACTGCGGAGATTAAGCTGGATATGACAAATAATAATAATGTAAGCAGTGATGCAGATTTAGATGGTATTGTGGACGGAATGACAACGAAAGTGTTAGAAGCATTAGAAGCCGTCCGGGAAGGAGTATAGGGAATGGCATATAAATTATATCTGGATGGGGTGCTGTTTCCGGTTGCTCCGTCCAAAGTAACAGTAAAAATTAATAATCAGAACGAAACGGTAACTCTGATTAATGAGGGTGAAGCAAATATTTTGAAAGCTGCAGGGCTGTCAGATGTGGAATTTGATCTTCTGCTTCCAAATACAGAATATCCGTTTGCCCTATATCCAGAGACTTTCCGGAATGCCAGGTTTTATCTGGATAAGCTGGAAGAATTAAAGTTACAGAAGAAAAGTTTTCAGTATATCATGACAAGAGCATTTCCAAACGATAAGAAGTTATTTCATACTAACATGACAGTTTCACTTGAGGATTATTCCATTGTGGATGATGCCGGAGAGGGATTTGATACGACTGTCAAGATTAAACTGAAACAGTACCGTGAATTTATCACAAAGACCTGTACCGTGGATATATCGCTACCCAAACCACAGGCGGCAATGCAGCAGACCAGAGCAGCAGGCAATGCACCAAGCGGGGGGAGCTATACCGTAGTTTCCGGGGACTGCCTCTGGAAGATCGCGAAGCAATTTTACGGCGATGGTGGAAAGTGGAGTGTGATCTACAATGCCAATAAATCAGTGATCGGTGGAAATCCGAATCTGATATATCCGGGGCAGGTGCTTACGATCCCGGCTGCATAAGACATAGGAGGTGGAAATGTACGAGTTATTAATACAAAACGGCAGCACAGTTTACCTGCCCCCAGTACAGGAAGAAGTAAAAGTGACCACAGAGCGGCAGATTAGTCCCGGTTCTATAGAATTTAGTTTTGTGGATACCGGGATTTCGATTGCGGAAGGAAACCCGGTGCGCTTTAAGGATGGAGAAACAGGTGTGTTTTATGGTTTTATTTTCAAAATCAAGCGCGACAGGAGCAATATTGTAAAAGTAACTGCCTATGACCAGATCCGGTATCTGAAAAACAAAGACACAATGGTATATGAGAACAAAACGGCTGCTGAGGTCGTGATGCAGATTGCCAACAATTTTGGTTTTAATCTTGGCACGATTGCGGACACCATATGGAAGATTGCATCGAGAGTGGAAGATAACGAGTCTCTTATGGATATGATCGGAAATGCACTTGATCTGACATTACAGAATACGGGTGATCTGTACATTCTCCATGACGACGGTGGAAAGCTGAATTTGTCTTTTATCGGTGATATGTATGTGCCTATCGTCATAGATGCAGAGACCGGACAGAATTATGATTATGAATCTTCGATTGATTCAGATACTTACAACCGGATCAAGCTGGTCTTTGACAACGAAAAGACAGGAAAAAGGGACGTATATATTGCACAGGATTCCTCGCACATGAATGACTGGGGAATCTTACAGTACTTTGATACGCTGCAGGATGGAGAAAACGGGCAGGCGAAGGCAGATGCGCTCTTGAAACTTTATAATAAAGCCACAAAAACGCTGACGATTAAAGATGCATGCGGTGACTCCAGAGTACGCGGCGGATCGCTTGTTGTTGTACAGCTTGACCTAGGGGACGTGCAGATAAAAAATCTGATGCTTGTGGAAAAATGTGTACACAAATACGGTGAAAGCAAACACACAATGGATTTGACATTATCAGGAGGTGGTTTTAGTGCATGATGCAAATGATTTTGTAAGGGCAATACAGCAGGTATCAAACGGTGTTAATGAGGCGGGCTATCCAGCAGATGTGATGTCAGGCACCGTGATAGCGGCGGCTCCGTTAAAAATCAAAGTGGAGCAGAGGTTTGATATAGCCAGTGCACAGCTTATCGTTCCGGAACATTTAACAGATTGCACCGTGGACATTGAATTAGACGGTGTGAAAAAGGAAATGAAGATTTACAGCGGATTAAAAACAGGCCAGCAGGTTGTTCTGATCCGGCAGCAGGGCGGTCAGAAATTTTTAGTTACGGACAGGGTGGTGTGACATGATTCCGGCAGTTAACAGTTTAAAAGAAATCAAGGTAACAGAACAGCCGTCTTTATGTCATCACATGATCCGGGAAACGTGCAATGTTGTAGGCGAATGTGATGGTTTGGAAGCAGTAAAACAGGCAATTTACAATATCCTGAACACAGAGCGGTATCGTTACATTATTTTTTCATGGAACTATGGTGTGGAATTGCAGGATCTGATCGGTAAGCCGATGGATTATGTCATGGTGGAAGTGGAACGGCGGATTACGGAGGCTCTGACACAGGATGACCGGATAGACTCGGTAGATAATTTTGAGTTTGAAGTGCACAGAAAAACGCTGATCTCTAAATTTACCGCGCACACGAAATATGGAAATGCAAAGATTGAGAAGGAGGTGGATGTGTAATGTATGAAGATCAGACGTTTGATGTGATTTTACAGCGTATGTTGTCCCGCGTGCCTGAGACAATGGATAAAAGAGAGAGTTCGCCGATCTATGCCGCACTGGCACCGGCAGCAGTGGAACTGACATCGATGTATATTGCATTTGACTGCATGCTGGCAGAGACATTTGGAGACACGGCATCAAGGGAATATCTGATCCGGTTATGTGCGGATCGCGGTATTACGCCAAAGAAAGCAACTCAGGCAGTACTTGAGTTAGAAACCGATGTGGAGGTTGCGGACGGAAAAAGATTTACTGGCGGGGAAAATACCTATATCGTTACGGCTCCCGGACAGGTCACCTGTGAGCAGATCGGTACGGTCGGAAATGAATATACAGGAGATGTTCTTCCAATCGAATATATTTCCGGTCTCACAACTGCGAAGATCACGCGGGTTTTGATCTATGGAGAAGCGGAAGAAAGCACAGAATCCCTGCGGCAGAGGTATTTTGAGTCATTTGAGGAAAGGGCATTTTCCGGGAATGTAAAAGATTATCGAAACAAAACACTTGCACTGGCTGGAGTCGGAGCAGTCAAAGTGATACGGACGTGGAATGGTCCAGGAACAGTGAAACTTGTTATTTTGGACAGTGTACATGGAAAAGCTACAGATACATTGATATCTGCAGTGCAGAAGGAGTTTGATCCGAACGGTGATGGCATGGGAGACGGGCTTGCACCGATCGGGCATGTGGTTACGGTCGAGACGGCGAAAGAGTCGGTGGTAAATATTGCAACGAATATTACCTTTGACAGTGGTTATGGATTGAATGAATGTAAGACGTTGATTGAGGATGTGGTAAAAAAATATGTTTTATCGTTGCGGCAGGACTGGGAGAATCAGAATCGTCTGATCGTGAGAATTGCGTCATTGGATGCTGCAATCATGGGTGTGAAAGGTGTGCTTGATGTAACAGGAACAACCATCAATGGGGGTACACAAAATCTTGAATTAACAGAATATGAGATCCCGGTCATGGGGGTGGTTACTTATGGAGGATAGATATATCAATCTTAAGGAGCTGCTCCCTTTGTATTTGCAGGAATACAGTGAGCTGGCTGAAATTATGGATACGGAAACACCGGAGTTTCGATTGTTGGAATCCAGGCATAACAGGATGATTGATAACCGGTACATTATATCCTGTGACGAAGAGGGAATTGCCCGGTTTGAAAAGATTCTTGGAATGACGCCGAAAAGTGATGATACGCTCGAAGATAGAATCTTCCGGTGTCTGACCAAATGGAATGTGTGTCTGCCGTATAACTATGCTTTCCTTGAAAGAAAATTAAAGGAATTGTGTGGTACAGAGTACGCAATAGACTTTGATATTCCCGGTCAGACAATGATCGTTAAAATCGGTATAGCGCAGAAAAATCAATATGATTCTGTGGTGGATATTTTAGACGAAATCGTGCCATGCAATATTTTGCTTAACACAGAACTGCTTTACAACCAGTACAGGAGCTTAAAACCATATCCGCATATTATACTGGGGCAGTTTACACACTGGGAATTGAGAAACATCAGTATTCCGAAGAATCTGAGTTCGAAGGTAGAAAATATCGCGAATTATACAATGGAAGAATTATCGCGGTTTACAGTGGAACAGGTTGCAGAAATCGGACTGAGAAAGAGAGGATAACATGAAACTTACAGATATTTTTAAATTTAAGCTGTTTGAAAGAACGGATCCGGTGGATATGGAAATCGTGAATGAGAATTTTGAGAGTGTAGAAAAGATTTTTGATGGATTAACAGCGGAAGATGTCGGCGCATTGCCTACAAGCGGTGGATCGCTTACGGGCGAAGTGACGTTTGAAGATGCGCTGTGTTCGAAAAAAATTGAAGGCACTGGAATATCAAAAATTGTAATATTACCAAGAGTTCCATATGGTCTGGTTGATTCGACGCATACAACAAATGTTTATTTCAAGGAGTTGCTGAAATGGATCTGTAAAAATTATCCTAGCAAAGCAGGATACACATTTTTTGGTGATGTAAATCCAGGTTCAACAACGTTTGCACAGATTCGAATATATAATACTTCGGAAGTAGATGAAAACGGATATCCGAGCTATGCAACTGGCATATGTCCAATGCTTCAAGGAGTAGTACATAGTTTTGGATTTAATAATTATACGTTTTATTTTCGAACGCTTTTAACGAATAACGATGTTGTCAATAATAACACGACTACAGCAGCAGGTTATGCGCTTGATGCAAGGCAGGCAAATCCGAATGTGGCTGGTAGCCTTGCAAAAAAAATTGAAGATCATATTTCGAATATAAAATCAGCATATTCGTCAAATGTGACCACTGCGAAAAGCTGTGCAAACAATACAGAAACGGCGGTTGTATCATTAACCATCAAGGAAGCCGGATTATATTTAATTCATGCACAAGCGACTTTTGCCAAAAATGGAAATGGCAGTAGATTTATATCTTTGAGATACTCGACAGAATCATCAGGCGGACTCGGAGGGCAGAGTACGGCTGCAGCTCCAACGGGAGCAACCGTTGTGCAGGCTTTTTCTGTCGGTCCTGTGCAGAATGCTGGCGCAACAATTAATCTGATTGTAAAACAGGATAGTGGAGCCGCTTTGAACGTCAATAGCGCTTGGATGTGTGCGATACGCTTGAAATAAGGGAGGACTTTTTATGAAATTAAAAACAACAAAAAATACTTTAACAATTAATAATATCAACTATGTTGACGGAAAGCTGAATGTCGAATTTACCGGCAATCAAACCTGCGAGGAGCTGCAGGGCGCTTTTTCGAATAAGGAAGAACTTGCAGTGTTAAAAGTTTACACTGACGAGGATGCATTGACATCAGTTATTCCGGGATATGTGGTCTTAGAGCGGATTATTCTGCAGGAAGATATAAAAACGGTTGTACTGGCGAAAGAAGCCGATGATACCGAGCAGCGAATCACTGCTGTATCGGAAAATCTGGCTGAAAATGCAGCGCAGACGGCTGAAAATACAGACCGTATTGAAAAGCAGAGAGCTGATATTGACTATATGGCTATGCAGATGGAGGTGAGCCTGGATGAGTAAGAATTATGAAAAAGTAAAAAATTACTATGACAAAGGACTGTGGAATGAGAACCGTGTACATAATGCTGTAGGTAAGTGGATCACGCCGGAGGAATATGAACAGATCACAGGAAAAGCGTATGCAGAAGAGGAGGATACCTGATGAGGCAGACAGAAAATTACGGATTTAATATCCCGGAAGAAAATGAGTTCTATGATGAAGAACTGAAAAATGAAAATTGGAAAAAGTTAGATGTTGTATTAAAAGAAATCAGTGATAAGCTGGACTCAGCAAAGTCAACAGAATAAAAATAAGAGCTTAAGAGCCGAATGTGTAAGAAAAACTTACATGTCCGGCTCTTTTGCATAAAGCCTACGGGCAGAAAGAGAGGAAAATTTTATGAAATTTGACAAAATCAACATGATCTATGGACTGATCGCAACAATCGGGGCGGCACTATTCGGCGAGTACTGGTTTTTATTTGCCGGATTCCTGATTCTGAATGTGATCGACTATGCAACCGGGTACTGCAAGGCAAGATTCTATAAAAAGAATGAGTCGAGTGCCATCGGAGCAAAGGGCATCTTTAAAAAGGTGTGGTACTGGGTGGTGATCGGACTTGCCTTTTTCATATCGAATTGTTTTATAACAATGGGCGAGGTCATAGGCGTGCAGCTTGAATTTGTACTGCTGTTTGGATGGTTTACCCTTGCTACATATTTGATAAATGAAATCCGGAGCATCTTGGAAAATTTGGTAGAGATGAATGTGAATGTGCCACAGTTTTTAATTGCAGGACTGGATATTACACAGAAATTGTTAGACAGCAAAACAGAAATCAAAGAAAGTGAGGAATAATCATGGCATATAGAAAAATTGGACAGGCTGGTCTTGCCCTTATCAAACAGTTTGAAGGCTGCTGGTTGGCAGCTTATCAGTGCTCTGCCGGTGTGTGGACGATCGGGTACGGTCACACAGCAGGCGTACATAAAGGAATGAAGATCACGCAGGCACAGGCGGACGAGTATTTAAAGCAGGATGTGGCAAAGTTTGAAAAGTATGTCAACAATCCGTCCTATGTCCCATTTACAGACAAACTTAATCAGAATCAGTTTGATGCACTGGTCAGCTTTGCTTTTAACCTGGGGCAGGGCAACGTGAAAAAGTTGTGTACAGGCAGAGTAATGAATCAGATTCCGTCTGCAATGCAGCAGTACTGTAAGGCTGCTGGCAAAACATTACCGGGATTACAGCGGAGAAGAAAAGCCGAGGCAGCTCTTTATAATAAGAGAGTAGAGAGTTGCATCGGTGCAACCACTACCACAGTGAAAGAAACGGAGGATTACAAGATGAATACAATAAAAAAAGGCAGCAAGGGCAATGCAGTTAAGGTATGGCAGATCATCATCGGTACGACAGTGGATGGCAATTTCGGCAGCGGTACGGAAAGCATGACAAAGACATGGCAGAAGAACCATGGACTGACGGCTGATGGAATTGTTGGAAAGAACTCTTGGAAAACGGGGTTAGAGTCGTTATAAAAATTGCAGTTTATTTGAATGAGAGAGCCGGTGCGGAGAAATCTGTACCGGCTTTTGACATGCAAAGTGTGCAATATATAAGGGTTGCATTGATTTTGCAACACGTAGTATGAAAAATATTTGTTTATATTGTATATAGAACAAATGTTCTAAATATGATATTATAACAGCATAAAAAATAGCCCGGAACGTTGGGACGAAACCGAGCTATCTGACTTAATTAAGTTGTATATAATATAACATATTACGACAAATTTCTCAAGTTTTTCTTGTGTATTTATACTAGCGTAGTATAATGAAAGAAAAACGCTGGGAGAGAAAAATGGGAAAGCTATATGTTGCAAAAGTTAATTTGATTTCTAATATTCAAGATTTATATAAAGGTAATAATTTATTAAAAATGAAACAGGCTGTTTACGCAGCGATACCAGATGTTGTAGAATACAAGCAGATAATATCTAAATTAAATGCAGACGCTCCGATAAGAGAAGAATATAATTATACTGTTATTATTGGTTACAGATCAGAAACAGAATTATGTGGGACAATTGTTAGAGAATCTAAGATACGCTATAAGACTTTGAAAAAGGGAAAAAATGTAAAAGACATGTCATATAGGTATCATAATCCTGAGATTGCAGAGGAAATAACATTTCTCTATGATGTATTTGCCGAAAAAATTGCGTTTAACATAAAAAATAGGTTTAAATGGAAACAATTTATGGATGGTATGACAGGAATTATAAATAAGTGCATGGCAGATAATAAACTCGATTACATATTCGAATTAAGTATGTGCACAACTGAAATTGATGTTAATAAGCTAAAAGATAGCTTGAAAAGCATTCCTAAAATAACGGAATTGGAATTTAAGTTTCAATTGCCAAATCCAGATGAAGATGTTGAAAAGATAAAGAACAATCCAGAGGCATATATTGAAGGATTAGAGTCTGGAAATATTGATGATTTTTCCAATATATTTAGATCCAAAAAGGGAATAAATATTGATTCGAAACCAATAAACGACAATTTAAATATGGTCAATCAGATACATTCAACAATTTCGGGAGAGGAGGCATTAAAGAATGGATATGTAAAGGTTTTTGCCTCAAATATTGAAGGGATACATTATTCATCAGAAGAGGATGGAATTTTTAGCAGAGATATAGATCCTGAAGTGCAATTTATAGATTTTTGCAGAGAAACAATTAAAATGCTAAGAAAGAGGTGA